TCAATAGCTTGCGCCGCCTACATCCAATCCGTTCCGCAATACATCCAATTCCTGTTGCCGCACTGTTCCCATTACCGCGCGGCGGCGGTCGAATGCCTTGGCGTAGTGGGTGATCTCGGCAAGCGACTGATGGCCCGTCCATGCCGCACAGTCGTGCGGGCTGGCGCCACCTTCGATCAGTTCGACGGCCCTCGTCTTCCGCAGACCGTGGGCGCTGACCGGCAAATCCAGATCGGCGCAGGCCTTCTGCACCATGACGGAGACAGCGGCGGCTGACCTGGGTTTCCCCGTGCGCGTCGGGATGAAGCAAAGGTGTCCGGCAAAGGGCGCAATGGCATCGTGCATCATCTGGCGTTCGCTTTCCAGCCTTGCCGCGAAGTCGGGCAGTGGGCATGTCCACGGCACATAGGCCAGATCGCCGGTCTTCTGCTGCCTGAACTCCAGCACACCATCCTTGACCATCTGCGGCCCGATCCTCACGGCATCTGATACCCGAGCTCCTGTCCAGGCGATCAGCTCCATCATCGCTCTCGTAGCGGTGCCGATGGGCCAGCGCGCCCGAAACGCGGTCTTGTGCGCTGCGGTCCACGGCGCGTGACCTTCGACCGTCTTCCGCTTGTGGTGCACGTCGCGTGACGGATCGACGGACAGGATGCCACTGTTGACGCACCATGCGCCCCATGTCCGCCATGCCTTGAGGCGGGCCATCGGGTCCGCTGCCTTGGCAAGATCGGCGCGGATGTGTTCCGGCCGAACGCCACGCGCGGGTGCCATGCCCACGGCCCCGGTGATGGCGGCGGCATGGCGCTGCATGATCGCGTGGTAACCGCGCGACCACTCTCGCGCATCGGGTGAGGCAAGAAGCGCCCGCCATGTGCTGGCGATGCTGCCCGCCGCAATCGCTGGAGGTTCAGCGCCCTTGCGCGCCGCCGCCCAGGCCGCGATGAAATCGGGGTGATCGTGCGGCAGTGCAGGCAGTTCTGTCAGGGTCAGCTTGCCATTGCGTCTGCTTCGGTAGAACACCTTACCGGATTTCGGATCGCGCCACAGGTTCTTCAACGCGACACTCCGAACGCCCTGTCGCACTCTGCCACCTCTGCCGCTGCCTGATCCGGCGACGGTAGAGCGACCTTTGCCGATTCGACAAAGCAGATTCCTTGCGGGGTCCATAGCGCCACCTTGCCGAGTTCGTCCGCCACGCGAACCGCGCGGGCGAGATCGGCCTTGGTGAATCGCGCTTTGGCTGTCATTCAGGCGCGACCGTGGTTTGCATGGTAACCAAAAGTCACCTCGGCTTCCTTACGGGCCGCCACTGCATCTTCGTACGCGTGAAAGCGCCCCAGAGAGATTGACCTCTTGCCTGCCACGACGATGCGCGCTGACCACTTTGCTTCCTGCTTGCGCCAGGTAACGCCCACCTGTCCGCTTGTATTATTGCGGGGTCGCCTGAGGTTCCTCATGTTCTCCGACTGGGAAGCAATGCGCATATTCGCAAGCCGGTTGTCATGCGGCATGCCATTGATGTGATCAATCTGGCCCGATGGCTCTTGGCCGTAATGAATGGCCCAGACGACACGATGGGCAAGGAAGTTCACGTTCAGTATAGCCCCACAACGATACCCATTGTGGTCGGTGGCCGTGAACGCCTCCCTGCCAGCATATCGCGCGTTCCAATTCGCGCAGGCATGGGCCGCCGTCCGTCCCTGAGTGGCATTGAACCATTGCGCGCCCCTCGGCAACCAGAACAGCTTTCCGGTCTCCGGCTCGTAGCGAAGCAGTTGACGAAGAACCTCGGGTGAGGGTAGGGGCTTGATAGCCATGGCGCGATCCTTCCGTGATCCGCTGCGGTTAGGCGCGGGTGAGGTTTCGAAGCCCTCCCCGTGCCGCTTTAGAGTACGCTCAAGCCATTGACGCATCAAGAATAATCCCCATCCGCGAGGCGCGATCTTGCGCGGGCGACGATCCCGGCCCGCCGCATCGGGGCGTCGTAGGCATTGTGGCACCGCTGGCACCATGCCCGCAGATTGGCCGGATCGCAGTTTTCCGGGGTGTGATCCAGGTGGGCGATGGTCAGCACCGTGCGCGATCCGGTGACCGGGTGCGGCTGCCCGTTTTCTGCGCGGCAGTCCGGCCAGAGCGGGCTTCCCTCGCAGCGGTTGTCTGCGCGCGCCAGGATCGCGGCGCGGATCGTCTTCCATTCGCGCGGATAGCGGTCTCGGTTTTCCGGGCGGATCGGCATCATTGCAGCCCCATGGCAAGCCGTTCCAGCCAATCCCTTTGGCAAGCATCGCACGGGGTGATTTCATCAAGCCCGTCCGGCCCGGAATTGTCCATCGTCCAGCACGGCGGCTCGCCGTAGAACGCATTGTGATCGCGGCAGATTTCGCGCAAGGCCTCGCTCTCGAAACCCTTGATGTGGGGTGACTTCCAATCAGCCATGCGTTTCCTCCATCATGTGAGCAAATGCCAGCAGCGCCTCGGCGATGATCCGCGCGCCCTCCGGCTTCATCTCGATCTCGTGCTGGCCGTCGAATTTCACCCACATAATCGCGCCGTCATGGGTCAATTCGGCGTATCCTGCCATTGCCTGGGCATCTGCCGGTTCGCCCGGCGCAGGCGCGCGCCAGTCCGGCTCGCCGTAATCGACGCGGAGCAGGACGGTTTGTTTTGGCAAGGTCATTCCTTCACCTCCTGATCGGTGACAGTGACCTCGTGCCAGCGATACGGCGGATGATGATCGTGGCGCGCTGGAAGAATGCGACCGCTTTTTCCCACCGGCATCAGCCGCTTCCGCCCTTCGCGCGTCACGCGGACAACGTAACGGCACGAGCGCCACAGGATGATCGTTTTCATGGGAGTGATGCCGATTGCTGCAAGCTCGGCGACGGCCAAGGCTTGCGCCGCTTCCTCGGCCTTGCTGATTGCCGCCAAGACAGCCGGTATGGTTCTGTCGGCTGCGGCTTTCACGGCCGCGTCTTTGCGTTCGTAGGCGCGGGTCAGTGCGGCCTGCGCCGCTGCATGCTTCTTCTTGGCGGCGGCGATTCTGGTTTCTGCGCGGGTCATGGTCAGGCCCTCCCCGCGCGCTCGTGTTCAGGTGCCGGGCTGGTGATGAAATCGGCCGGTCGCTGGCCTAAGATCTCCTGCATAAAATCGCTGATCGCGGTTCTCATGATGTCCATGAATGCCGTCTTTCGGCCATTATCCTCGACCAGACGCATGGCGATGCGGCCCAATTCAAGTGCACCCTCCATCGTGGTCGGGGCGGCGTAGTAGGCAACCCACCAGTCACCCTCGACGCGAAAAGCCAGACGCCCGATCTGTTTCTTTTCTTCGGTCATGCTGCGATCTCCTTCATTGCGTGATTTCCCCATTGGTCGGCGCAGGCGGCGGCGACACCGGCGAAGGTCCGGCTTCTGAACTTCCATCGATCCGGGCCGGGCGGGGCGCGGTGGACCACCGACCAGCGCCGATGCTCCTCGGTGCCGGGTTTGGGCGGTTCCAGCCGCCGCGTCGGGACAAGAGGCGGCAGACCGCGCAGGTAGAAGCCGGTCGCCTTGAAGAAGGGTTCACCGAACCACCACGGCTGGACGATCTGCGGTTTGGGCAGGTCGGGAGGCATCCGTTCGCGGGCGTGGCGGTGCATGATCGGGTTCTCGACCGCGACGCGCGGAACCGGCGCTTGCCAGCAGGCCGTGAAGAGGGCCACGCCCTCCTCGAGATCGGCCCACATCTCGGCGCTGGTCCTGTCCGGTGGCGGAACGTGCAGCCACCGGACGCCGGAATTGCACAGGCGCGTGCACGGCGGGTGGGCGACAACAAGTAAGTCCCACCCATCATGCAGATGATCCCGCACGTCGCCGATGATGTGGCGGTTGCTGCCATCCTCGGACGGCAGCAGGTCGCACGACCATGCATCATGCCCGCGATCCGCAAAGGCCCGGCGCATGACGCCCGAGGTCTCGCAGCCGATCAGGACACGGAGCGGTGCAGTCATTCGGCCCGGTCCTTGAGGTTGCGGACAGCTGCGGCAATGCGGGTTTCTGCGCTGGTCATGTCGCGGACCCCAGGGCGGCGCAGGCGTCTTCCTCGCTGTCGAAAATCCGCACTTCGCTGTCTTCACCGGTCGGGACGCGGACGACCCACTTTGTCGGCCCCTTGTAGAGCGTGTAAATCGGGGTCGGCTCGGCCAGGTCATGGCCGTCCACCAAATCAGGAAATTCCGACCAACTATATGTGTAGTCCCAATCTTCGTCGTAGCAGTAGTCCGGATCGCGGTCTTGCTCTCGCGCCTTACTAAGCGCAGCCCGCAAAGCATCGACATCACTGGTTAACCACTTCACCTTCGTCTCCAACGCTGCCAGTTCGGCCTTCGCCGCGTCCAGCTTTGCCTTCGGCACCCAAGGCTCGGCACCGAAGTCATCTTTGCCGCAGACCTCATACCGGTCGGCGAGCCCGGTCGTGTTGCAACGGATGTAGAGGGTGTCGGTCATTCTTCGTCACCGCCGTAAACTTCGGACGGGTTCACGCCGGGGATCAGCCATCCGCGCGCCTCAAATTGGGCCACCAGAAGATCGGCTGTTTCGACAGACCGGTTGACAACATCTGCCGGGGGCATGCTTCTGAGTTTCGCCCGCCCAGCACTGTCTTCTCCGTCGCTCTCTACCGCGAGCATGGCCCACTTGGAAACCATTTCCGTTGCAATCTTGGCGCGCAGGTTCGGCCAATGTTTTGGGAAGTCCCTGATTTCAACGTGCTCTTTCGCGTCAAAGCGCGCGGTTACGACGGCGTAGAAGTCTTCACGTTCGATGATTTTCATTTGCTAGGTCCTTTATAGGGAATGTGGATCATTCGCGGGCCTCCTGGGATACGTCGTAAGCCGCCAGTCTTGCTGCCTCTTTGCGCCTCACATCGGCAATGCGGTCAGGGTCTCCACTCGCCAGCGCCGCTGCATATTCAGCTTCGTCCGCGTCGGAACCGAATGCGGCTTCGGCGCGGCCCCAGCTTGCAGCCTGGCGGCGTGACATTTCCTGCCTCTCGGCGGGCGACATTGCCTCAAACAGATCGCGGGCTTTCTGTATTGACCGATGCAGTTCATCGTCGGTGTCATAGGTCGGCATCAGCAGCCCCCCGGTTCAGGCGTCGGCACGGGTTCGTCGCCGTTGCACAGGTCGCTGCCGCCTTTGCCGCCGCCCGCGATCAGGCCGAGCACGACAATGCCGAGAACGGCGAGGGCGATCTTGTCGCCGGGGCGCATCTTCTGCGGCGCTTCGGCCTCATAGGCTTCTTCGATGATCACCGGGCCGCCCGCATGGGCAGGTATCGCGGCGGTCATGGCGAGGATCAGGGCAAGGGTTTTCATGGGGTCAAATCCTTTTGTGGGAGGAGATTTCTGGGGGTAGAGTGAGCAGCGGGGCCGCTCACCGAATTTTCAGCCGTCGCCGTAGCCGTAGCCGTCGCCGTAGCCGTTGCCGTTGCCGTAGCCGTTGCCGTAGCCGTTGCCGTAGCCGTTGCCGTAGCCGTTGCCGTAGCCGTAGCCGTAGCCGTAGCCGTCGCCGTCGCCGTCGCCGTCGCCGTCGCCGTCGCCGTAGCCGTAGCCGTCGCCGTCGCCGTCGCCGTCGCCGTAGCCGTAGCCGTCGCCGTCGCCGTCGCCGTCGCCGTAGCCGTAGCCGTCGCCGTCGCCGTCGCCGTCGCCGTAGCCGTAGCCGTCGCCGTCGCCGTCGCCGTAGCCGTAGCCGTAGCCGTCGCCGTGGCCAGCAAGGAAACTCACGTGGAAGACAGGGAGGGAACCGACCGGCTCTTCCACGTGCTCAGGGGTGCGGGGGTCCATATCCGACCCTCAGGCTGCGAGAGCGGGCCAAGCGTCTGCTTTGCAGCCGATCAGGTGGATCAAGGCGGTCATCGGCGCGACAACAGTTCCCACATCGTCCAGAACCGTCCGCGACTGCGGGCCTTTGGCAGCAAGTTCGCCGAGGCCATTCGAGGTGCCCCAACGGCGGACGCACTTCGCCTGCGTGATCGTCACGAAGCCATCGGCGATCTCGACGCGGCCCGCGTAGACGAAGCCACGGTCAAGAACGATGATCTGCGGGCTTTCGAAAGTCTTGGTCATTGCATTTCCTTTCAGGGTTGGTGGTCAGTTCGGTTCAGGGTGGTCGCGCTCACGCCGCCAGCCGCTCGACCATGGCAATCGCTTCGCCGACGGTGCTGAGCGTTTCCATGTCCTCGTTCGGGATCTCGATGCCGAACTCTTCCTCCAGCGCCATCACCAGCTCGACCGTGTCGAGACTGTCGGCGCCGAGGTCGTCGAGGATGTGCGCCACGTCGGGGGCTTCATCGACGACCAGGTGTTCCTGGATGACGCGGCGGACGCGGTCTGCGGTGGTGGGGGTGGTCATGTGGGGGATCCTTGGGCTGTCGGTTGTTCAGGATGCCCGCCGCCAGTCTCCAGGCGGCGGGACACCGGAAGAACCGATCAGCCGTTCTTGTCGGCGGTGTAGGTATCGGTCGCACCGTCGCCGTCGGTGTCGAGATAGGCCGAGCCAGAGCCGGTCTTGCCTGCTGCCGAGGGGCAGCCGCGTTCGTAGGCGAAGTAGCCGCCCTTATCGATCAGAACCGGACCGCCTGCGTAAAGCGGCTGGACCACGGCGGAGAGGGCGAGAGCGAAGGCGAGAGCGGTGGAGCGGATCGTCATAGGGCAAATCCTTTTGTGGGTGGGTCGTCATGAGCGTTCAGCGAGGCCCTGGTCGCGGGCCACGTTCAGGTCGGCACGGGCGGCGTCATTGCCGGTCGCGCCCAGTTCGCGGACTTTGGCCTTGTAGGCGGCATTGATTTCTTCGACCGTGGCCGTCGCGGGGACACCAAGGATCGCGGTCCAGTGGATGGCGCCGGGGGCTGGCAGGGCGGCGAAGCCGGTGAATGCCTGGTCGGTGATGGCGGCGCAGCCACGGCTTTCCGGGCCGCGCATGTCGCGGATCGACAGGCCGAAAGCCCGGATGTTCTTCCAGACCCGGTCAAAGCTGTCGCAGGGGATGCAGATGTTCCGGCCCTTGCGGGTGAAGTAGACGGCGACGCCCGGGTCTTCCGGCTCGCGAGCCGATGCCAGGGGCAGACCGTCGCGGCGCGTCGGTCGGTTGGTCGAGATGACCAGACCGCTGCCACCCGACCGCGCCACATCCTCGACAAGTTCGCGCACAGCCGTAGCCGGCGTGACCTTGAAATTGCCACAAGCGCGCTGGTGCGACGGCGTCCGCGCCACATGGGCTGGCCATTGGAGGGGAAAGGCGTCGATCACTGGTTTTCGCTCCGAAAAGGCCCCCGACCGAAGGGGAATGACGGCCGGGGGCAGGTAAACGGGTCGGCTGGCGTAATGGCGCCGCCCCGTGGATGAGTCAGTTGTCCCTGACGTAGCGTTCATCGCCCGAGTTCGGGATGCCGTCCGGGTCCACTAGCCGCGAACCGTACGGGGTGAACTCGGCCACCGCAGCGCAGCCGCCGCCGTCCGGGCCGCGCACATAGAACGCGTTCGAGTTGGTGATCTGCACCATCGTGCAGCCGCGCGCCTCGACAAACTCGCGCAGGGTGACGCCCTGGTGCGGCTGATAGGCCAGCGCGGGAAGGGCAATGCCGCCGATCAGGGCAGCGGTCAGGAGAAGGGTCTTGGTCATTGTCAGGTCCTTTCGGGTCATCGTGCGGGCTGCACGGGGCGGGGTCGTCTGGCCCCAGCCGGTGAAGCCCCGGGAAAAGGCCCCAGCCCGAAGGCTGGGGAGGTTCCAACAGGGAGGATGTCGCGACGCCTTACCCATCGCGACCGGGCGGCTGGTCACATCGCCCGCACAGCCTCGGCTCGGGCAAGGGTTTCGGGCGTGTTCAACACGGTGATCAGGAGCGCCCTGCCCATCGACAGGGCGATCAGCACCAGAAGCGCTAGGCAGACGAGCTCGGTGCGGGAAAGGCGGCAGGTCGTCGGCCGGTTCATGCGGCGGCTCCTTCCGGCTGGTGAAACGACAGGGTGAGGGGCGGATTGCATTGGCCGAAGACGTGGTTGAAGCGGCGGGCCAGGGCGTCGCGCTGGTCGTCCGACAGGCAGGCGGTGGCGCGGAAGGCGGTTTCCACCGGGTCAATGCGCTGCGCCAGTTGAACGAGCCTGGTGATTTCCGCAGCGCGGGTCATGCCGCATCCCCTGGCGTCGGGCTCGTGGGATGTGCGCACTTTCCCTGCCGGGCAACCCGACAGGTGCGCAGACCGGCCTGCCAGAGGGCGCGCGGCACGATCACCACGGCGCCGCGCTTGGCGGAGGCCTGCGTCTCGAGGCCCTGACGGCTGATCCGGTCGGTCTGCAGGATCGCCTGCGCGAGGCGGACCAGGTCGGCGCGCTGCGCGGGGCTGCACTGCGCCAGAAGCTGGGTGTCGGTCAGCGTGGCACGAGCCAGCGCGACGTTCCGGGGGGAGTGAACCGACCGCCCCATCACGACACCATGTCCAGTGCGCGGCTGCCACGCTCGGCCTCGCGGACCTCAAAGTAGGCGATAAGGTCCACGGCCGTGCCTTCTTCCGTCCGGACCTCGCACCCCAGATCGAGGGCAATGTCCTGTTCCGGGGTGAAAGGGCTGTCTTCGTTGGCCCAGAGTTCGCGGTAGCGGATCACGCGGTCGCGGCGGGAGGCAAGGCGGAGGAAGCGGTGCCGGGCCATGTCACACCTGCCCGAACATGCAGGCGGCGACGGTCATCGCACGAGCGTGGCGGAGGCAGTCGCGGATGGCGCTGATCGCGGCATCGCGCGGCAGGAGACCAGCGGCCGCATCCCGGCGCAAGGACCCTGCGTTCCGCAGCTCGGTCGCGGCGATTGCGCGGCAGACGGCGGGAGAGCAGAAGGACATTTCGGGCTCCTTAGGATTGTTCGATGGATCAGATATACGCATCAAGAATATTCGCGTCAAGAATATTTATGCGCGTAGGGAATGAAAAACGCCGCCCGGTGGGGCGGCGCTGCAAAACCTGATGGTGGCGGTGCCTACTTCTGCGGGTCGCGGGCTACGGCACCCAGGCATATCGGCTCAATCGCCCCGTTTGTGCCGTATCTGGCCCGCGCCTCTTCGCAAGATACCCAGTCGTTCAGAACACCGGCGTGGTACCGTGTCCGGTCGAGCAGAAGCTGGTAGGCGTCGTCTACTTGCCACATGTTGCCGCTGGCTGGGCTAACCCCAGCCGCGGTGATTGCAGTGCTGTAGGCATAAATCTTGACGTTTATGACAGATCCCTCTGTCGCGGGCCTGACCTGAACGTCGTAAAGATAGGTACCCTGCATTGCGGCGATGACCATATAGGCGCTGAACTGTCGCGTGGCTTTGAACCCCGAAGGAGAAAAATCAAACTTTGTAGACCTTGGGTCTAATTCACGGACGGCGCGCTCTGCGGCCCTGAGCGCCGCATCTGGCCCAACGGGGAGTGTTGCAGTGGTGACTCGCTCCTGTCGCTCGCGCGTCCAGGGCTCTTCCGCGACACAACCGGCAAGTGTCAAGGCTGCGGCGACGGCAAGAAGTGATTTTCTAGCAGTGCTTGCGAATTTCATGGTGACGTCCCTCCCTCTGCAGATGAACTGTCGAAAACGTATATGCCATTGGGATATGTTCGTGTTACGTTCCTCGCATGGAGGTGGGCAATGTGGGAAGAATTTCAGGCGAATCTTAGATCAATGTCCGATGACCAGTTTGAAGCCTTTATTGGCGCCCTTGCGGTTGAGATGACGAAAACGTCCGAGACAACTCCAGCCACACCTGCTGCTGCTCGGGCTTTAGCGCTCGATACATCTGGACAATTTCAGCCTCAGTCTGAGTTCGATCCTGAAACAGGTCCGCCAGAGGCACTTTCAGCGCTGCAGCAATAGCCTTCAGCTTGCCGAGGGTCACCCCGTCGTCTCCGGCCTCGGCCCGCGAGACGTGACCCTGACTGATCCCTGCCATCTCGGCGAGTTGCTCTTGGTTCAGGCCGCGCATGCGGCGAAGCGTCACGATGTTCATGACGTCAGTATCCACCGAATCGAGCCATAGGGCCAAACCGCACCGCGAATATTCATTCTTGACGCGAATATTCTTCTCAGGCATAAACACGGGCCATGAACAACCTTCAGGCCTTCATAACATTGCATGGCATCAAGCAGGCCGAGTTTGCCGCAAGCATCGGTGCCACACAAAGCATGGTCTCGCGGCTGATCAACGGCGCCGCGATTCCCAGTCTTTCGCTTGCGGCCAAGATCGAGCGCGCCACCGGTGGTGCCGTGCCTGCCTCGTCTTGGATCGTTGAAGCGGACCAGCCACCGACCAATCCGTCCACCCCTGACGAGGACGCCGCGTGATGTCACATCCCATCTCCCTGTCCGATGTCCGCAAGCGTCGTCTTGCCAGCGGTCAAATGTCCCGCGAAAACCGCTTTGCCGGGCGGCCTGTCCGGGTGATCCCGGTCACCGACAAGCCGGGCTTCGTGGCGTGGTGGGCGGCGCTGTTGCGGCGGCGCTGCGGCGATGCGGCGACGGTGGCCCAGACCTTCGGTTGCACCGAACAGGCCGCGCGCTACTGGCTGGACGAATTCAGCTGCCCCATGGGCCATTATGTCGATCTGGCGCTGGCGCTGTGGCCCGAGGATTTCGTGGCGCGCCACGCCCCTGATCTGCCGAGGGCCGCGTGATGGAACCTTCGCGCGACCGCCCCGCCTTCGTCCCGCCGCAGGACGGCCCGACCGTCTTCTCCAACCGCCCGCCGGTCGATCTGCCCGACGAATTTCCCGGCGTCGTCCCGCAGTTCCGGTCGCGCCGCGGGGCCGGGGCCTCGGCGAAGCTGCGTCCCGGTGACGGTGCAAAAGGATTTGGCCGGGGCCTGCCGGATACGGTTTGGTACGGCGGGTTCCTGTGCGGGGTTGCCGCAACGCTGGGCGGGATCGTCTGTCTTGCCCTGCTGGCCCATTCCAGGGGGTGGTTCGGATGACCGCCCGGATTTTCCTTTCCGCGTCAAACTCCTCCCGGCGCGGGAAACGCGGCGGTGGCTGCTTCTCCTCATTGCCGGCTGCCGCCGCGACCCTTTCGTATCTGCCGCATGTCGCGGCCGATCCCGGACCGGCGGGTTTCCGGTGCCCCACGGCCGAAATGGCGGTGCTTGAAGTGTCTTGTCGTGGCGGCCTGTCCGGCCGGCGCGCGGCGATGGCAACGTCCTTTGCGGGTCCTGTCCTGTCGGCCCCGGCGGCACCTGTCCCCGCCGCCGGGGCCATTCCGGGTGGTGTAATGGCCGTCCAGCGCAGAGCTGCGGCATGAGCGACCTGATCCGCCTGTCCCTGAACGCCGACTTCCGGGCGCAGATTCGAAGGACGCTGCCGGGGCTGACGGACAGCGACCTGGTGAATCTGGAGGTGCTTTTGGTCCGGGACTGCCTGGTCACGGATGACGGCGCCCCGCACCCCGCGCTGGTGGCCTTGGTGCAGGCGATCCTGGACCGGCGGGGCGGGGCGGCAGGTGTCATGGCAGACGTGCCGCCGAAGCTGGTGCCGGGTCGGGCCGGGGCGCAGCTGGTGACGGGGATCGGGGGTGTGGCGTGATCGAGGTGACCGAAAAGCAGACCGCGCGCGCCTTGATCCTGGATGCCGCCCGCGATGCGGTGACGCGCGATCGGGCCGCGACGCATGGCGATGCCGAAGCCTCTTTCGCCGAAACCGCGGCTGTCTGGTCCGTCCGGGTGGGCGTGACCATCACCCCGGCGCAGGTCGCGCTGATGCTGGTGGACCTGAAGGTCACGCGCGCCTGGGGCAATCCGGCGCATCAGGACAACTGGGTGGACATCGCGGGCTATGCGGCCTGCGGCGGCGAAATCGCGGGAGGGGTGAAATGACCCGCGCCGATCTTGCCCTTCTGTCGCAGGCCCATGCCGTCGCGCTGGCGGCGATCGTCGCGCCAGAGACGCGAGCCATTCCCCTTGCGGCGGCGCGGGAATTGCACCGCAGGGCCGATGCGCGCGCCCTGCCCTTCGCCGCAGCCTGCGCCCGGTTCACGGCGCAGCTGCACATGGCGCATGGCGATCTGGCGCTAGTGGCCGGTGCGGGGCGCGTCCTGCGGGACGCCGTGGCCCAGGCCATGGCCTATGCGCCCCCAGACGCCAGCCGGGTGGACATCCATGGCTGACGCGCCCGCCCAGGACGTGCCGCAGGGCCGCATCCGGCGCGAGGATGCCGACGCGCTGGCCATTGCCTGCATGGTCTGCATCTGCGCCAGCCGGTTCGACGACACCGAACGCGAAACCGCCCTGCATCTGTTGGGCCGCGCCCTGCCCATGACCAGCCGATCGTCCCGCATGGCCGCGCTGCAACCCCATGCGCAGCAGGTCCTGGACGCCGCGCCGATGCGCAGGACGCGCGACGGTGCCGTGCTTTGGGCGCGCGCCTTGCTGGGGCTGGACATGGCCATGTCGCGCGACGCCCTCACGCGGGCGCTGGCGCTGGTGGAGATCTGACATGCTGGCCGATGATCCCCGTCTTGCCGAGGCGAAGGCCCGCCCGATCGAAGAGATCGTGCATCTTCTGGGCATCCAGCGCCTGAAGCGGTCGGGGCATGAGCTGATCGGTCCCTGCCCGCAATGCGGCGGGACGGACCGCTTCGGGGTGAACCTGCGCAAGGGCCTGTTCCAGTGCCGCGTCTGCGGCATCGCGGGTGACGGGATCAGGCTGGTCATGGTGGATCGCGGCCTTGACTTCAAGGCGGCGCTGACCTGGCTTTGCGGCGAACCGGACGGGATCACTGAAGCCGAACGCCGGGCCCGCGTCGAAAAGGCGCGCGAGGCGCTGCGGCTGGCCGAGGCCAAGGCGAACCGGCTGCGCGCCCGGGCCATCGTTGCGGCGCGGGCGATCTGGGAACAGGGTCAGCCGCCCGGCGGCACCGCTGTCGAGGCCTATCTGGCGCGGCGCGCCATCGACTTCGGCCCCTTGGGCGGCATCCCGCCCACGATCCGGTTCCATCCCGCGCTGCGCTACACAGTCCAGGATGGCGGCAACCGGCACCGGGTGATCCATGAAGGCCCGGCGATGCTGTGCGCGATCCAGCGCCCCGATGGTCGGTTCAGCGGGGTGCACCGCACCTGGCTGGACCTGGATTGGCCCAAGGGCAAGGCGGTGATCACCGATCCCGCGACCGGAAAGCCGATGGAATCGAAGAAGGTGCTGGGGTCGAAGAAGGGCGGGTCGATCAGGCTGACCCACCGCCGCGAGGCCCCGGTCCTGGTGATGGGCGAAGGGGTGGAGACCACGGCCAGCGCCTGGGTCGCCGATCCGGCCAGCGGTGCGATGTTCTGGGCCGGGGTGGACCTGGGCAACATGGCCGGTCGCCAGCTGCGGGTGCCGGGCCAGCGCCATTCCGGCCTGCCCGACATGGAGGATGCCGAGGCCTTCCTGCCGCCGCCGGGCGTGACCCGGCTGGTCTATGTGATGGACGGCGACAGCGACCCGAAGGCCACGCGCGCCAAGCTCGAGGCAGGCCTGCGCCGCGCGATGCTGGCCCGGCCCGGTCTGCGCGGCCAGATCGCCGCAGCGCCGGGCGGCAAGGATCTGAATGACGTGCTGATGGGGGTGGAGTGA